TACGATAGGTGGTGTAATAAGTGTACCTTCCTTCATTGTAGTATTCTTAACGATACTACCAGCGGCAATGTTCCTAACTATAACCTCAACAGGAACTATAGTTAGTTTCTTACATAACATTGTATTGAGTGAAGGGCAATCAATATAATGAGATTTAATACCACGCTTACCTAGATGCTCAAAGAGTAGTGATGATATTAGACAACATACCTTACCTTTCTCTGAAGGTTCGGATGTCTTTTTACCATCAAATGCAGTAACCTTGTCATGATATTCGATCATGACCTTATCTGCTTGACCTCCTACTTCATAAACACTTTTAACCTTACCCACATTAATTGCAGGATGGTTTATAATGATTCGATGAAGTTTATCGGGGTTGTTATTCGGGTTCGCTTTTACTTCCATAACAGAATAGAAAATCAGTTACAAATGATTCAGATTTCTCTTCACCAAATTTTGCTTTTAAATATCCCCTAACAGGATCCAACTCAGTCATATAATTATCAAAATCAGTATACACTGAGGTATCTTCACCTGTTGGATTCTCTAATTCTACCATATTTTTGTACTTAGTCAAGTACTCCTTAAACATAGGTAGATGTTCATCCACTTCCTCAGGTAAACAATATCGTACAAATATATTGGCAGAGAAGTGGTTACCCATCTCAAAGAACCTGTACTTACCATCATCCTTTGGTAATCCATCAACAGTAAATAGATACTTCTCTCTTGGATGTTGGAAATCAAATACTAGAATAACCTTCTTCTCGGTAAACTTCATAAGATCCATACCAAAGCAAGGTAGATCAGCACCAGTCTTAGGGTATAATATGGTATTGTAAATATCAGATTTAGGGTCTGTTATATGAGCTTCTCTTGCTTTAATAAAGTGAGTTCCACGACGAATGTTTGCCACTAACTTAGCATCTTTTCCTTCCCACCTTGCCCACTCTTCTTCTACCTTTAAATCGGGAAAGGTATCCTCAAGTGCTTTAATATAATTCTTCCAAATGGTCATGAGTATACATTATCTAATAAGTACTTATATGATGATGGAAAGTCCTTTGCATTATTCTCCAAATCTTCAATATACTTATTGAACTTATCTGGATCAAAATCAATGGTTATTCCGCTATCTGGATGTAGTATAACATCCTTTGATAAAGGTGAGTAGTTCATTCCTGCACATATGAGTAATGAGGAAGGAACTTCTGTAATATCAGTAGGAAAATTCCTATCATCCAAAATTTGCCTGAGAAATTTTTTCGAGTTATATGTAACTGAGTTTGTGATATGCCTCCAGTATTCACTATCACTACGTGATGATAAGAAGTAATGAAGTTCAACAAAATCACGATGTAAATCCAAAGTCTCACCAACCTTCTGATTAAATAGATCTCTATCTATTTGAGCGATGAAACCATCCCTCCTTGATATACATTCAAGTAAAGCAAAAGCATTAATTAGAGTTGATGCAATACCAGTTGCTTCTAATGGTTCAATGAAACCATATGATAATCCAACAGATACTACATTGTTAATCCATCCTCTATTAAATCTACCACTCTTAAATTCAATCGTTTCATAGTCAACATACCCTACATGGTTGAAGAACTCATCTACAATCTCTTCTTGTGTAGCAAATTTATTTGTATGTACATAACCAACTGATCGTTGATCCCATAGAGGTATATCCCAACACCATCCATTCTTTAGGGCAACACCATTTGTATAGTTAGTGATTTCTTCCTTATCTTTATATGGTATAGTGGCTCTATGTACTTTATTATTAAGTAAGGAATCATATGAGATCCAATCCTCATATGGTAAGAATGAATTTATTAGTAGAGAATTAAATCCACTACAATCAACGAATAGATCTGCTTCTATTGTCTGTTCACCATATACTAGTGAACGGATATAACCATTATCTTTCAATACATTAGTAACTTCAGCATTAATGCATTGAACACCACGTTGTTCTGAATACTCTTTAAGGTATTTTCCTAAGAGATTTGAATCGAAATGATAGGCAGTATTTTGATTAAATGTCTCCTTATCTTCGTCAATTAATTTATTAGTAAATCCTTGTACAGTACTGGGTAGGAAATAGTATGCTGCTTTCTCTACAGGTAGATCATATCTATCCTTTGCAACAAACCACACCCTCGGATCTGGTTCTAAAGATCCGAAGGTGTTGAAGAAATATTTTCCTAAATCCCAATCTTGAAATCTTGTGCCTATCTTATATGTGGCATTACACTTAGGCATCCACTCCTTGTCTTTAACATCAAGGAAGGCAAATAATTGATTAATATTAACCTGAGTAGATTCGCCACCGATTGATCCAATCTTCTCATTATGGATCACAGTTATATCAAAACTGTGCTTGGCAAACTCTTTATACTTGGAAAGAATGGCTGCTGTTGCAAATCCAGAAGTTCCTCCACCCAGAATACATATCTTCTTAAGTACGGTCATCAATAAAGTCTGGACATAATAAAGCTCCAGCTAATTCCTTAGCTTGCAGGTTGTGGTCGCATAACTTGTTCATCCAAATCCTTTCTTTCAGATCCACCTGTCCGTCTGTAGATATCATCCTGCAACAGATATCCACTATTCGGTTCCTGTAGTTTGTGCTTAACATGTCTGATAGCTTCTGGTAAAATTGCATATTCACGTCGTTGGATCGCCTTGGTAAGTGATTTAACGTCATCATCTGGAAGTATGGGTACTTTGGATTGCATGATGATAGGACCACCATCCAATTCTTCAGTTACGTAGTGCACAGTGCATCCAGTGAAATCTTCACCAGCATCCATTGCTTGTTCTACGGCATGTAACCCCTTATACTTAGGTAATAACGATGGGTGTACATTGATTATTCTATCAGGAAATGCCTGAATTAGTCGTTTTGTTACAATTCGCATCCATCCTGCTAGGATAATAAGATCTACGTTCCATGCTGTTAGCATTTTAATCATGGATACTTCATCTTTATGATCTATCCATGCATGTGGTATACCAAGTTTCATAGCTCGTTTAGCAGCACCACATTTTTCTTTGTTGTGGATCATAACCACAACTTCATCTTGATTACAAGTCCTAACTATGTTTTCAAAGTTAGATCCACTTCCTGAACAGAATACTGCTAATCTCATGGTTGTTCCCAATCCTGGTATGGTGGTTCTTCTTCCCCTACGGGGTGCTTGAAATGTTCGGTATCAAAATATGATGGTGGTAGTTCATATCCACCAACATCATAGTCACCTTTCATTCTCCTCTTATATTCTCGTTCATCAAGAACTTCATTAATAAGAATTTTCATTTCCTTAGCATAAGTCTCAGTAAATAACCGCATTGGTTTAACAATGGCAGGTTTGTAAGTCTGTTTCTTATACTCAGGTGATGCCTTCCACTTAGCAAGGTCTTCTGGGGTCATAGGACCACCCATTCCTTGAGTGTCTATGTACTCGCCAGGTTTAAGTTTATTTGGATCATTCATCTAACTATTCCAATGCCTAATGACACCACTAACAATAAAGCAATTAGTGATAAGGTAAGTAATAAATATGAAGCTACGGACAAGAGCAACTGTATTGTCGTACCTTCTTGTTGTTTCGTCATTAAAACTCCCTAATGAATATTTCCATACCCTCCATAATTTAATGAGGGTCATAGTGCTTAACTATAGAATAACCCAATGCAAGGGCAATAAGTCCGATGCAAATCAGAGTTAGTAATAAATGCATGTTAGTTTGGTAATTGGTCTATCATTTTTTGTACATTCTCTTTCAATTTATCATAAAATCTAGGAGAAATATCTGAAGGAGGCATACCCAACATTGTCGCAGCTGATTTCACTTGTTCGACAAGTGCTCTAGCTTGCGGATCATCAGATAATGTAACCCTCATGTACATGGTTTGTTGGAGATTAATCAACTCCATCATCTTGTCGAGCTGTTCTCTTTTCTGATCTACTGAAAGTAATAGACCCATCCTATTGATCTCAAGATAGAGACTTTGCATACGATTGAGTTCTTCTTGAACTACTTCAGATTTAAAAAAGTTACTCATACAAATTGAGATTTGATAATACTCTTATATTTACCCTTATCTATATTAAGAAAGGGTGCGTACTTCACTACTTTATTTCGTAAAGGCTTCCAGACTATCTCCTCCTTAATTATTTTATCAAAATGAGGTGCATACTGGAAGATCTTGTTAAAAATTGTTAGTGTTTCTATGGTTATTTTAGCACCTAAGAATGATTTTAGCAAGGGGGGATGAACTCCCTCCACTCTAAACAGTGTGTCAAAGTCCTCATTTATATCATATAATGTCTGAACATCATTCTTAAAAATATATGAGAGACTATCTTTTCTTCTGATATACTCAGAGTAATTCTTAGCACCCTCTCGGACTAGGGTTGCTGGATATACCTTGTCTTCTGCTATTAAATTTGCCACGAAAAAATCGCGTAGCTCGAAGTCCTTGAACTTCCTTGAGAGTTTGACAAAAAAGAACTTATCCTTACGTTGGTCAAAAGAGACCTGAGATGCCTTAGCATTTCCACCATATTGGAAATAATCATAACTGTCGGAAGTAAAATGAAGTTTCAGAGCAAGATACATCTTGTAAACTTCAAAACCCGTCACAGTTTCAACATAGCTCTTGAGCTTGCCTTCATATAATTCAAACGCTGTGCATCGTATTTTAATTTTTCTTTAAGTGGTTTGGATATCAATTTACCAATACCATCAAATTCTATATTTTTATCTTCACAGAATTGAACTACCGCCTCGATATAGTTAAGATCACCTTCTTTAACAATCTTCTCTATCTCCACTGAGAACTTAGCGGCTGTCATAAAATTCTCTTCAAATACTTCATCAATTTTACCACTCGCCATAGTAACTCCGATAGGCATCAATGTACTCTTTAAGTTTGCGAGCATACTTAAACTTGTCATAAATCTCAAAAATTTGGGGTTCCCCAGTTTCACATGCAATTATGGTTACGAGCTTCTTGACCATGAGACCAGTTAGCTCTTGAAACATTATAGCATAGGCTGTCTCTTGTGCAAAGTAGTCGTGTATCCATTCTTCACGTTTGACCTTAGTAGAAGTCTTAAAGTCAATGATCGCTAACTCGCCATTATACTCAGCAATACAATCCACACGTCCTGCCATCTTTAAAGTCTTAGAAGACAAAGGTGCCTCAAGAGCATGTATATTGTTAATAGTATCTAGGTAGGGTTTAATTTGGTAAAACAACCCCATGGATAGTGGGTCATCCTTATATTTGCTTATGTCCTTATTAGATAAGTACAACTCAGCAAGTTTATGACACTTATTTCCTCTAGTAGAAGCACGTTTAGAAATTCTATTAGCTTCATCTTCTCCCACCCTCTTACGCCACTCCATAATGGACTTCTTCTTAGAATGTCCTATGACAGTAGTAACAGAAGGATAGAAAGTATCATCAACTTGATACCTCCTACCCTCCTTGGTGGTTGTTGCTTTTAACTCTGGAAAGTTATGTAAGTTTAAATGTTTAAAGTCCAAGGTTCATCTTGCTAATCAAATAGGATTTGACTAGACCAGACCTAACGATGTCCTCAATACCAAATTGAATACTTTCAAACTCATCCATGTCATCAATAATTTTTTTGAAGTCCATGATACCAGTTTTCTCGTGTGCCTTAATCAAGTCAGTTTGTGCAGCGTCACCTGCAAATATAACCTTACTATTAACTCCTAGACGTGTGATGATAGAGTCAAGTTCGTGGAAGTTAAGGTTTTCCGATTCATCAACTAAGACAATACAATTATCTAATGTAGTACCACGGATGAATGATGTAGACCAGAATGAAATAGTATCCTGTGCCTTAAGGTTGCCATAAAGCATTTCAAATGATGCATCATCAGGCATCTCAAACATAAACCTTACCATATTCTTATATGGTATCTGATATAAATTTGCTTTATCCTCATGGTCACCTGGTAGGAAACCAATTTCTCTAGTAGGTACAAGAGACCTTACAATATACAGTTTATCATATGGAGATTTTTCGTCAAGTATCTCCTTAAGAGCAAGGTGTATCGTAACAAATGATTTACCAGTACCAGCACACCCATATAGAAATAGATGCTTATTCTTTTCCCATGCCTCAAACACCTGCTCTTGTGCAGGTGTTAAAGGTTTAATGTTTATTAAGTGTTCTGTTCCGATAGGTTTGCGTCTCATTTGTCTGGTCGATAGTCCAACCATTGTTGGTTGCTTCTTGCTTTTGACTGGCATACTAGATCTTGTCGAATTTAGCGTAAGGGTGATGCTTCTTCACATTGTTCAAGCGATCCTTGAAACCTTGCGGAAGCTTGTTCTGATAGTCACCTACCTCACTGACAGCAGAAGCTACTCCTGCTTGCCAGTTCTTCTCCCATTCGGGATTGGCAGACTTCCATTCCTCATACTGAGAAATGGTCATGGTGAATTCCTTCTCCTCACCTGTTTTATAATTTTTAACTGAATACTGTGGCATTACTTATACTCCCAATTCAAAGCATTAGTACAGATGGGGAATTGTTGTTTAAAGATCTGACGTACCTGTTCAACTAGATCCATATGTTCTTTTTGAGTACCGTGTCCAGACCTCAATTCTATATAGTGGATCCATGACCGTACACTACCTGTCATGTATATACGGGTAGGTGTCGCTAACGGGAGAACAAATCTCGCACATTCCTTCGCAATACCCGAAGCGAGGAGTTCAT